GTTTTAAGCGCGCTGGGGACTGGTACAGATCAAACATTAGATTTTTCAGCGGCAACTACATTTACAGCTACAATGAATGGGAATGCAACTTTCACTATAACTAATCCAAAGCAAGGGCAGGTGGTAGACTTTATTTTATCTGGTAATCATACGCCAACTTTAGCAATGAGTGGTGCTACATTTAATAAAGTAGGAAGTGTTGATTACGATGGATCTACTACAAATTTAATACAAATTGTCGTTGCAGATGATTCATCAAGTGAAATATTTTATTACTCTGTAGCACCAATAACATCTGATACAACACCATAATAATATGAAAGCAATAGAAATAAACGGAGAAATAAAAGTATATAAAAGACTTCCTAATTCTTGGAAAGGAGTAATGGGTAATTTTAGCATGTTATCTGATGAAGAGATAAAAGCTTATGGTTTTTATGATGTTGTAACTCCTGATTATAATACTAAATCAGAAAAATTATCAGATATATTTTGGGATGCAGATCAAAACATATTTACTTATAATGTAGAAGATAGAGATTTAAGTAATATAACTATTGAAGAATTAAAAGAAAGTCAAATAAAAGATTTAAAAAAATCTGCGTATATTGAGCTTCAAAAAACCGACTGGTATATTTGGAGAAAAACAGAAAAAAATATAGATATACCAGATACTATATCTTCTGAAAGAGATGCAATAAGAGAAAAGATAAATACCAAAGAATCAGAAATAAACGCTCTTACTACCAAGAAAGATATAATGGAGTATGATAAAACAATTTAAGGATGAGTTTGAATAAAAGATTATTAGGCGGAATTTCTAGTGGGCCTGCAGATACAGCTTTTTTTAATATTTTATTATATACAGGAGATAGAACAACTAACGCACCTAAAACAGGTGTTGGTTTTCCACCTGATTTAGTATGGATTAAAGGAAGAGACCAAACAGATTTTTGGAGTGTTTTAGATTCTACAAGAGGAGCTCAAATGATTTCAACTGATAGTACAAATTCTGAATCATCTTTTTCAGATTGGACCTTTGATAGTGATGGGTTTACAGTAGGATCTAGTGGTCAAGCAAACAATAATGGTACAAGTTATGTTTCATATCATTGGAGAGCTAATGGTGGAACTACAAGCGCTAATAGCGACGGCAGCATTAGTAGTGTAGTGCAAACTTCACCGTTATCAGGATTTTCAATTGTAAGTTATACTGGTACTGGTTCAAATGCTACTGTAGGGCATGGGTTATCAACAGCCCCAGATTGGATTCTTATAAAGAATAGAGATAGAAATGGATATGGGTGGCTTGTTTACCATTCAGCTATTGGTGCAGAAAAATATTTAGTTTTAAATACAGGCGCCGCACAAACAGACCAAGCAAGTATCTTTAATGATACAGAACCTACTTCTTCTGTTTTTTCTATAGGTACTGATACTTTTGGTAATTACAACGGAGATAAGTATATAGCTTATTGCTGGCATGATGTATCTGGCTTTAGCAAATTTGGAAGCTATACTGGTAACGGCTCAACAAGCGGACCATCGGTAAACATTGGATTTCAACCAGATTTTCTAATGATCAAAAGAGCCGAAGTAGGTGATAGCTGGAGAATATTTGATAGCGCAAGAGATACATCAAACACAAGAACAAAGTATATAGATGCTGATGCTCAGGCCGCAGAAGCTACAAGTATATATAACACAATGGATTTTTTAAGCAATGGATTTCAACCAAAATCTATTGGTTCAACTTTAAATAACAGCGGTGGGACTTATTTGTATCATGCATTTAAAACAACACATTAATAAATAAAAAATGGCAACAACAAAAGTAACAACTAACGTAATTGCAGACGATGCAGTAACACAAGCAAAGGTAGCAGACGACGCTATTGGTGCAGATCAACTAGCAGCAAGTGCAGTTGTAACGGCATCTATTGTAGATGATAATGTTACACAAGCTAAAATAGCAGATGATGCAGTAGGGGCAGACCAATTAGCTTCAAATGCCGTAGTAACAGCTTCAATAGTAGACGATAATGTTACGCACGCTAAATTAGAAGGCAGATACACGGCGAAAGCAACGAGTACTTCTACAGGGAATCAAAACTTAGACGCATCAACTGCAACAACATTTTTATTAACTGGTAATGTTGCAACAGCTACTTTAACAATACAAAATATGAAGCTAGGGCAGGCAATTGATATTGTACTTTCAGGTACACTAAGTAGTGCGGCAATAACTTTAGCAACAGATTTTTCAAGCGCAACAATTAGAAAAGTGGGTACTACAGAATTAGATACATCAGCAACTAATGTTATAACAGCAGTATGTATTGATGATACAGATGCAGCCGCGCTTGTTCATTATACAATTAATACATTTGCAACAGACACAACACCATAATATGAAAGCAATAAATAAAAACGGTAAAATAACAATATATAACGGAGTGCCACAATCTTTTACCTCTTCACTAGGTGTACATTTAAATGCGCCTAATATGACAGAGCAGGCGTTAAAAAACGCGGGGCTATTTGATCTTATAATAAGCGATGACTACGATGAAAGAATTCATGATTTAGGCGAAATATATTGGGTAGTTGAAGAAAGTGTATTTAAAAAAGATTTAGTTGATAAGACCTGGTCTGAAACTTTAGATGAATTAAAAGCAAAAAGAATAAATAATTTTAAATCAATGATAAATTCTGAATTGCAAAAAACAGACTGGTATGTTATTAGAAAAGCGGATAGCAACGATGCAATACCAGAAGACATACAAACAGCAAGGGCTGATTTAAGAGCACAATCAGCAACTGTTGAAGATGAAATAAACGCTTTAACAACAAAAAAAGAAGTAGTATTATACGATTTTCCAAATATTTAATTAAATGAGCTTTAGTAAAAGACTATTATCGGGAGCACCACCGCCATTTGTAAACAATAAGAACTTCAGGGCAGTATTATATACAGGTAATGGTGGAACACAATCAATTACAGGCGTTGGGTTTAAACCTGATTTTGTTTGGTTAAAAAATAGAAGTCAAAATAATTACGCGCCAAGAATTTTTGATAGCTCAAGAGGTGCAACTAAAAGATTACAGTCTTCAACTAATGCTGCAGAATCGACTGATTCAACATCTATAACATCTTTTGATGCAGATGGATTTACACTTGGGGCTGATAATTATGTTAACAATAACGGGGATAATTTCGTGGCTTGGTGCTGGAAAGCGGGAGGAGGAACTACAAGTAGTAATTCTGATGGTGATATTACAAGCACGGTACAAGCAAATACAGATGCAGGATTTTCAATAGTTAAATATACAGGTAACAATACTGGTTCCAATCAAACAATCGCTCACGGATTAGGTGCAACACCAGAGATAGTAATTTTAAAAGCATTAGATAGGTCAGCAGATTGGGCAGTTATAGCGCCAAATGCAGGTGTTGGTCCTGGTGATTTTTTACAATTAAATGGTTTAAGTGCAGCGTCAGGTTCAGGAACTATATTTGGTTATGCAAGCAATACAGGTGTTTCCCCAACATCTACTGTTTTTACGGTTGGTGGAAGTAATGATTCAAATGCGACAGGTGAAGATTATGTAGCTTATTGTTTTAAGTCAGTTAGTGGCTTTTCAAAGATTGGTACATACACAGGTAATTCTTCTAATGATGGACCGATTGTAGAAACAGGATTCGAACCTGCTTTTCTTATGATTAAAAACATAGATGATAGTGGAAGTTGGTTTATTTATGATAATAAAAGAAATACAAGTAACCCAAGAATAAATTATCTTCATGCAAATGGAAATAATGTAGAAGCATCAGATATGGGTGGTGTAGATTTTCTTTCTAATGGATTTCAAATAAAAGAAGACCACGATGACGTTAACGATACAGGTGATACATATATCTATATGGCTTTTGCCGCAAACCCTGATGAGGAAGCGCCAACGCTACCGAGCAGTTTTAACATAGAAACTTATGTTGGTAACGCAAGTAATAATTCAGTAAATATAGATTTCGATGCAGGTTTAACTTGGATTAAAAATAGAGATAGCACAGGTTATAATATTTTGTTTGACACGATTAGGGGCTTAAATCAAGTAATACATTCAGGCCGTACCAATGCGCAGCAAGCAAGTAGCAATAATTTTAGTTATAGTAATGGTGTTTTATCTTTTGATGGTTCAACAACTTGGGGTAATAAAGACGGAGATGATTACATTGCCTGGGCATGGCAAGCAGACGATAATGAGCCTACCATTATA